TCCCAGTTGCATGTATTCAAGTAGATAGTGATGACCATTTATTTTTATGCGGAAAGACATTTATTCCCACACATAATACCACGACAGTAGTATCTTACTTATTACATTACATCGTTTTCAACGATAATGTAAATGTTGGTATTCTTGCAAACAAAGCAACAACATCAAGAGAAATATTACAAAGGTTGCAACTATCTTACGAAAATCTCCCAAAGTGGATGCAACAGGGAATAATATCTTGGAATAAAGGATCTATGGAACTGGAAAATGGTTCTAAGATTCTTGCTGCCTCTACGTCAGCATCTGCTGTTCGAGGAATGGCATTCAATATTATCTTCTTGGACGAATTTGCATTCGTTCCAAATCATATTGCTGATGATTTCTTTGCATCAGTATATCCTACAATTTCATCTGGTAAGTCAACAAAAGTAATTATTGTATCCACTCCAAAGGGTATGAATCACTTTTATCGTATGTGGCACGATGCAGAAAGAAATAAAAGTGAGTTTATTGCTACTGAAGTTCATTGGAGTGAAGTGCCTGGTAGAGATGAAGTATGGAAGACACAAACAATTGCAAACACTAGTGAACAACAATTTAGAGCAGAACACCTTTGTGAGTTCTTAGGATCAGTAGATACTCTCATATCTTCATCAAAACTTGCAACTCTAGTTTATGATGATCCAATTAAACGTAATGCTGGCCTAGACATATATGAAGAACCACAAAAAGATCACAATTATGTAATTACTGTAGACGTAGCTCGTGGAGTTGAGAAAGATTATTCTGCGTTTGCTATCTGTGATACTACAACATTTCCATATAGATTGATCGGAAAGTATAGAAATAATCAAATCAAACCAATGTTGTTTCCAAGTATCATTAGGGATTTGGCGAATGCATACAATAAAGCATACGTATTAGTAGAAGTAAATGACATTGGTGAACAAGTAGGCCAGATTCTACACTTTGATTTGGAGTATGATAATGTACTTATGTGTGCCATGAGAGGTCGTGCGGGGCAATTGGTTGGCCAAGGTTTCTCTGGCAAGAAATCTCAAATGGGAGTTAAGATGTCAAAAAATGTTAAAAAAATTGGATGTCTGAATCTTAAGACTCTGATTGAGGACGATAAACTAATAATTAAGGATTACGAAGTTATCAGTGAATTAACAACATTTATTCAAAAATCAAATTCATTCCAAGCAG